CTCAGCGGCAGAAAATGTGCCGCTCGGAATGGTTAAGGTCAGAGTAGTTGAAGATGGTTTTGTTATAATATCAGCAGTCGCTTCGCTGGTTCCTCCAGTTATCGTCTCACCAACGGAAAATGATCCAGAGGCGCCTACGGTCATGGTAATGGCACCAATAGGATAAGTGGCAACGGCAGATGAAGTTGATAGTTGAGCAACAGTTTGAGTGATCTGCTCAATAGTCCAAAGATTAAGACCTCTATTGGACCAATCCGCAAAAAGCAGACTTAAAGAACGACGCGCCGTTTTTGAATCATAACCAGTACGAAGTTCGAGGCCGCAGCGCTCAAAGGCCTCCTCTGTTATCTCAGCCATATCTAGGTTGAAATCAACCGATCCAGAAGTCGCCATATCTTACTCCTTAACTAAAAACAGCCAACCTAATTCCCATGGCCAATTGTGCAAGAATAAGCAACCCTACCGCCCATAGAATCTTACTGAACGTGTCTATCGATTTTTGAATATGACTAATATCGTTATTCTTGAGGACATCAATCTTTTCCGATAATAATCGTAACTCCCCTCTTATCTCAACGAGGTCTAGTTCATTCTTACGTTCAACATCGCTCATTGTTTTTAGAACTCTTTAACACAATCCAGCACTATCGTGTATGTGTCCGCAGACCCGTGTCCAATTGTAGTGAATCTCAAATCTCCCGTGGGACTAGAAGCACTGTTAAGAAGACCTCCAAAAGAAGAAAAGTCGAAATCTCCTTGATAACCGGAAGGAAGCTCAACTGCCAACGTATCAGTGCTGGCATCCCATAGAATCTTCACGGACAAGCCGATGGTGCTGAACCATATCTTGTTGATACGAAGATTGCTGCAAGCGGTGCCATCTTGAAGAGATGATAGGCCAGAGACATCCACTGCCAAAACAGCAGCCTGGCCAGTATCAACAAAGGTGTAGGCAAAAGATTTGACGAGCCTTCGAGGGCCATCCTCGATGATCTTCTCGGTAAAAGTATCGGCCATAGCCTACTCCTTAATTTCTCCTGATAAGACCATTATCCTCTACGGTTGATCATTAAATTGGATCATACCATCCGTGGTTCTTTGAGAAGCAACCCAGATGTAATCACACCAAGCAGCATCCGCCGTAGTGGTGCCAGATATGGCACAGAACCAAGGAGTAAGAGCTGAAGTTGGGATATTCCCCGTAGTAGTGGTTTTCAAGACACGGTCAACATAAAACTCAACCTGTCCCGTCCCTTTGATAATAAAGCCTAAGCGACGAGTGTTGGTAATGTTAGAGGAAGATTCGGCCCCATCGGCAAAATCAATCCCCGTATCCGTCTTGGTTTCTGTTCCACCACTATCGCAATTGGCATAAATATCAGCTGCACCTTCAGCCAATAGGAAACCAATTTGATTATTTGTCACAAAAGGAACGGTCGCCGAAAAAGTCGCATTTTCACACAAACCAACAAACATATCCATGTCGTCAGCATCAGCCACAGCAACCTTGGCCTCAAAAAAGATAAGCTTGCTTGCTTCGGCCATGAAGATTTCATTGCCTTGAATTGCGCCACCAGAGTTATCAGTTGAACCATCACCCAAAGATTTTGCCCAACCGCCAACATGGTCCGCCAAAAGGCTTAGTGTTCCACTATTAACAACAGATTTAGTCCAGTCATCTGTGTCATCAATATCAACCCCGGTGAAGTCATCATATTTGAAGACATAATCCGGATTGATTTGAATTGGAAGATTCCTGAACCAGGATCCCAAAGCACTGGCATCGCTACCGTGACCGCTGTACATAACAGGACCGGAAAAACGTGACGTACCCATAGTACTACCTCCTTACAAAAGGCTTTGCCCTAGAGTCTTTGTAAGCGTCTGCTAGGCCAGTCGCTAGGGCTATAAAATCCTAGATGATAGAAAGGGGGAGGGTTGCCCCTCCCCCTTGATCTTTTATGCGCCAGGAGATCCAAACACGCAACGCGGATCAGAGTAACCGAAGCTATAACGCTCGCGGGCTTTAAACCTCACATTGCCGGTATCGAAATCACCTTCCATCTTCGTAGACATCGGCATCCGCTCGAAGTGGATGAAACCACGAGGCGCATCAGTCATGATGAACCAAGCATCCGTGTCTGTTAGATAGTGGTTAACGACATAACCCTGCGGAAGCATTCCCATGTTCCGCGTGGCATTAATGTCATTATCCGCCGTACCTGGACGAAGTGTGGATTCAAGAAGACGATCCGCTACAAACTGATTAGCTGCGGGAACAATCATCTTTTGGCCACGTACCGAGACTTTAAGGCCGCGCTCATCGACAAAAGCTGCGATGTCAATGAGAGCATTCTCAAGGCTCGTTTCGTTCAAGTCAGCAGCCGTGCTAGGCTCGTTGCGAAGATCATTGTTATTCACAAGAGGATGATCCGTAGCACAAAGCTCCTTACCGTCACCGCCCGTAAACGAGCTATCAAAAGCATTATTCAAGGTAGCTGCACCCTTCACCTGTTTGGTGTTGGCCATGCTACGCGCCAAAGCTTTTGTGTAACGAGAAGCGAGACGGTCGTAGAGATTATCCTCGATTGCTTCTTCCGTAATGGAGAAAGCAAGCGCGATAGTCTCATGCGTATACCTTGCAGTATACGCTTCTTGCGCATCATCAAATGAAATTGCCGATCCTTCCGATTTGACGGGTGCTGACCCGAAACCGGAAAGCATGACCTCCTCCTCAAATGCGCGTTCTGAGGATTCAGTATCATAAATCTCGGCAGATTCGTTGTCGTACCTGGCATACTCAAGTCCAAACAAGGCATTGAGGCCAGGCTCTAGCTCTTTAGCTAATTGAGCTCTACTAATAGCCATCTCTCAAACCCTCCTATACGCCAGTGGTTGAAGGTGTACCAGCCGCAATAGCACCGTTATTGCTACTGAAGTGGTTGTTCAACCGAACAATTGCCCCGATACCAGCCGCTGAGAAATCAGCATTCTCTGGATCATCAAGCCAACCCACAATCCGCATTTGCAGAGCAGCTGTGGTGGCAATCGTGCTGATCGCAAGGCGACCTAACGAAACACCAGTAGCGTCTGTTCCTGTGATAGTGGTTGAGAAGTTAGCGTTAGCGAAAACTGCGGCTCGCGCCGTAGCCTTGTTCGTCCAAGTGGCATCCGTTGCAATAATATAAAGCTGCATTGGATCATCATTCACAAACGCTTTTACCGGGTGGTTGGAATCTGCCCCAGATCCAGGCCAGTAGTTTTTCCAAACAGGTTTTCCAGTGGTAGAATCCACATACTCACAGCCCTGAAACACGCCCAGCATACCAACCGTTCCACCAGCGGCGGCGCCAGGGGCGTCGATATAGCCGGTAGAAAGCGGAATCACGGGTTCGCCATGATACAGCTTATTGGTATTGCCGTTTGCAATTTCATACGCTGAGTATTGGGTCATACCAGTGGAATTAGAGGCTCCACCCTGTTTGCTCAAAGGGCGAAGGCCAAAGCTTCCATTGCTATTTGCCATCTATATTGCTCCTAGTCCTCTTCTTTTTGAGGACCTCCAAAAGTTACACGAGAGTGCCGATCAGGTTTACTAATCGGCATCGCCGGATGTTGCTCACGAGCTAAATCGTTATCAACAGCCGTCATTTGATTGCGAGTCATGCTCTGAAAATATTCTCTGCGCTCCTCAACAATCTCAACTGGAATCTTGGCAAGCAATAATCCTCCTACCCCAATAACGCCGGCATGTTTGCCGTCTTCGATGGTCGGTATCTCAAAGTCTGGGTGATCTTCACCGCGTACCAGTTCCCAACCTTCACGGCTGCGAGCCGCTACATTCTTGCGGTCGTCAAAACCCATAACTTCTGCCCGAATCCACCTATGTCGATAACCTTCAGGTGCAGGCGGTGCGTCCAACATGGACGGGGGCTTCCAAGGTTCCCTGCGCGCTTGCTTTGCGCGTGTGCTGTTACTCCGAGGCGTTCTCGTAGACTTTGGGAGAGCTGCGTTCTCTGTATCCATGATCAATCCCTCACATATTTTGCGTATTCTTCAAGCGGCACATTAAGCCTCTTTGCAATCGCAACCTGCGAGGGCGTTAATCGCACAGTTTTTCGTCCACTTCTGTTGCGGGATGCGGAAGCTTCGGCTGACGCAACCTTCTTGCTTCCCCCGTTCGACGAAGATTTCTTACCAAGTTTATGTGGAAACTCGGCAATCATTCTTTTATCAAGTTCAGCATAGTACTCATCGGATTGAGGATCAAACCCCTCATCCTCTATTAACCGCCTATGAACTCCAAAAGCGGCATATGTCATAACCTCATCCTGCCCGAACCACTCACGCCCTGCCGCCCAAGCTTCTGCTTTAGGATCAGCTTTAGCCGGCGGTTGTGGAGGAGGTGTTGGAGGTGTTGGTTGAGGAGGTGGCGCTTGTGCTACTCTTTGCTGCGCAGCCGCCAATCTTCCCTTCTCAACGGATAATGTCGTTAGTACTTCTTGCGCTTCGACAATCTTATCTATATCGCCGTTCTCATGAGCTTCTTTGAGAAAACGTTTAGCCGAATCAAGCTCGCTGCTTACTCGACCACCAAATTGCTCTTGATATCCCTTATCGAGAGATTCAAGTCTACCCTTTAGCGTGTCGTTTTCCTGTTTAACATTCTCGGCATACTCAACCGCCGTCTGCTTTTGCCGTTCTTCTTCCCTAAATCTCTTTGTCAGCTTGTCAATACGGGATTTAACACCAGCACTGTATTCTTCGAGTTCCTCCTCATTTTCTTCTTGAGGAACTACTTCCATCTCTTTAGGGGCATCTTCTTGCGGAATATCTACATCAACTGGAGATTCCTCAGAATCCCCTACTTCAATATCTTTTTCTTCCGGCATGTCATCATCCTAATTTCTCCTTCTTCTTTCTAGACATGTTTAATATCGTCAGGTTCCTTAATCGTCGAAATAACCTCATCATCATTGATTATACGGACTTCTCCTCCGTCAATCTTGAAACGAGCGCCCGCGTATCTGCCAATACAGATCCACTGACCTTCTTCGCACCATGGCTCACGATCCGGTCCAAACTTACCTTTATCCTGATACGCCAATGGTCCGACTTTAAGAACATAAGCAACAACAGTTGCCAATGCCTCACGATCTCTTGTTTGATCTGGAATATAAATGCCGCCGTCTGTCGTGGCTTTGCCGGCATAAGGCATTACAAGAATGCGCCACCCGGTTGGCTGCGGAAGACGCTCACTTAGAGATAAATCAAGCAAGGAAGGGTCTAAGACCTTATCTTCCGGGTTTATATATGCAGAGGCCACAGCTTCCTTTTTGGTTTTTCCTTCTTTGGCTATATGATCTGGCACATATAGTGTCTTTGTCATTCGTCCTCCGTTTTCTGCAACTGGTCTTTTATCTCACGCTCAGAAAACTCAAGTCC